TAGTTTGGCCCTTTGTCGCTAGGAGAAGTTTGAGAGATAACATGAGTAAAAGTGGGACGCAGCCGAAGTGTGAAAACACGATCCGGAACGAAGCAAGTAACTCATCTCTTAAATCCTCCTGGTTCAGCGATAAGGAGCTGAATCGATTCGTTCAATCTATGCGAAAAACAGCGCAGAGACTGATCGAAGTTTCTAGTGAAGATAACCGAGAACAGACTTTCTTAAAGTACTGGCTCGATACTCTCCTTTGTCAGGTCTTTCAAGATCCCCAACGCCCCGCGAGGGACGAGTGGATCGTGAAACCGCTTTGGGTGGGTTGGTGCAAAAGATTTTGCGCCCGTGCAGTTGCTAAAAGAGACGTCTCTTTCATCTACTCACTTCAGAAAGGGTCCAAGCGTGCTTGGCCCATGCTGGGTGATGTGAAGAAGGAGGCTGCTCTAAAGAAACATGCCGAGCGTTTGTCCGAGTTTCATGGTTTCATCGGTGACGACTTGCAAGAAGTGATTCAATCAACCTCTGCTTTCGTCTTCCGTGATGCCTCAAAGGCTCCGACGACAAAATTTATGCCCAGTGGTTCCGCTTGCTTACAAGCATCACGCCGTGATGGCGGTGCGTTAAGCATGACTAAGCGGTTCCAACTACCCCTTTCAAGTATAGAGTCTTCCAGGATCGGAAAGCTCCCTGTCTTGAATGCCGGTATCAATACGTGGCGAACTTCACAGTTCGACCTCGTAGAGAGACAGGCGATTGAGAGAATCACTACTCCGGACGAGTCCGGACATCTCCCCGCCCTCGATGTTGAGGTCGTTGCTATCCCTGAACCAGGGAAGTTTCGAATCATCACCAAGGGAGATGGTTATCTTTACTCTGCTCTTCAACCTATACAGGGGATTTTACTCTCCTGTTGGAAGAAGCACAGCGCGTCCACTATGTTGTACAATGATCTGACACAACGAGTGAACGAAATCGATTCAAACGTCAAACTACCGTTCTGGTGCAGCGTTGACTACGAAGCAGCGACAGACTTGCTCAAGAAGGATGCATCTTTGGCGGCCCTACGGCCACTGTATGATATTCCCCAAACTGAGCTTGCCTGGTTGTCGCTGTTTCCTGGTCGTGCGAAATACCCGGATGGGACAGTTATTGAAGCAATTGAAGGTCAACTTATGGGTCACCCCTTAAGTTTTCCATTTCTTTGCGTCATTAACCTTGCTGTCTATCTGCGCGCCATTGAGGCGTGGATAGATGTCGACAGATCTAGTCGACAGGCAATTGGATTCATCATGCGAGAGAACGTGTTAGTCAACGGTGACGACATGCTCTTCAAGTGTGATGAGTCATTCTATGAGATCTTTAAGAAAATCGCTGCTGAAGCAGGATTTAAGCTCTCCGTGGGAAAGAATTATCTTTCAAAGGACTGTTGTATGATCAACTCGCAAGTCTTCAAACGATCTAACGATCGAATGAAGAGGTGCGGCTATCTGAACATGAAATTGATTAAGGGGTCATCGCTGAAAGGCGGTGACTCCGAGGCAACTCCAACTCAAATCGGAAAAGATCTCTCCGAGATGGTTCAGTTATGTCCTTGGGCAAACTGCTCCGTCCCTGCCGCGCTCGGGCGGTGGAAGAATGACTGGTTTGGTCCAATTTACCGGCCTAATTGGTATCTACCCGTTCATTTGGGTGGATTCGGTCTGAACCGTTCGATGGCTCCTCCTACTTGGCGTGTTACCCGCTCTCAACGAGAGATGGCGGCACGCTTTGTGGCGGATCCTACGATGGCTCTCTACCGTCGTAAGGGGATGAACATCCCTACGGCCAAGTTGGCTGGTGCCCTGGCAAGATGGAGAATGGTTGTGGGTGATTACGTACCGACGGAGAATGAGTCGTCCGATGTGCAGGACGCCTGGTTGGAACGCTTAGCTTACGCTTCGCGAGCCCATCAAGGTGCCCAGCATGTCTCAGATTCAGTCTTCGTCGCTAAGTTTAAACCACAGTATAGGTTGAAACCGATGTCCATTGAAGGAATCAACCTCTACTGGAACGCGCAGGTCTTCGCGGTCCAACCTCCTCCTTGTCCTCCAATTGGGTTGATCAGGGTTCGTAAATCGCTGTTCCCCTAGGAGGGGCCAGCGCGACTACCGAAGTCGTTAACTTCGGGCGGGGTTGTGTTGTGTAATAGCCCAAAACGGTGCTTTCTGTCTGCAATGGTAGCGGGAAGCTTAATACTTCCGTGCTAACCAAAATGCCGAGAGACTGCACGGCGCTCCAGGTACTACTTGCCAGAGACCTTTCGAGGGGTCTCCGGTTGTATCTGTTACAACATGATGTACAGTCCTTGCTTGATACTGCAAGGATCCCGTGTTTAGTATCACGAACTTGAACATTTTCGTTGACTTTCCTTCGTCAACAAAGTTTTCGCAATGAATAATGCAAAGAAC